TCTAGTGCAAGCTCGTTTTCTTTCGCAATAATATCAAGGTATGCAGTCAACTCCTCCGAAGTTGTGTTTATAGCACCAGCTTTATCGCTATAGTAAATAACTTCGTCACCGATAGCGTCGTTCAGTTCTCGGATATTTTCTTCTAGCTGTTTAGTCTCGGCACCAGTTCTGTTTTGCATTTCTGCTAGATTAAATGTTTCGGCTGCTAAACTCTGCAACGATTCCGCTGTTCGTAATGCTCTATCTCTTTGAGTGTCGTGTTTGTCGATAGATTCTTGCACTGCGTCAGCAAATTCACGTTGAGTGTCAACCATAGCGTCGGCTTTCTCGTTATGAACTGCTGCCATTTCTTCCATTTTCTTTTTATGTTCTGAATGTAAATAAGAAAACAATCCAATAGTTGCACCAATAGCAACTCCAATAATGCCTGGCATGCTTGTTATTGTTGATGTAAAGCTACCTATAGCACCGCTACTACCAGACAATGCACCAAGAAATGTACCTGTACCTGATTTAGCTTCAAGAAATGCAAGGTATAGAGTCTCGAGTCCACTTTTTAACGTACTAATCCAGTTTTCCACCTTATGAACAATCTTAATTGTTGCAAGTGTAGTTACGAACCCGACTATCACATAATTATGTTCGAGTATGAAATTAAACAATCCTGAAAGAACATCATAAAGTGTTTTGATTATGGGAGTTAGGTTCTTTATCGTCTCTGCCACAGTCCTAAAAGCAGTCAAGACTACTTGCTTCAGCACATCAAATGTTTCAGCAATGTTTTTTCCTGTTACGTGTTTCAGCATATTGTCGACTGCTTCGATCACGAATGTTGTTCCGTTCACAACTGCTGTCTTAACGTTCTGCCATGAAGTAGCAATACCTTTACTGCTCTCCATTGCCATGTCAGCAAAGCCACCTGTTTGATTGTTCAGCTCGATTATTTTATCGCCAAACTGCTCAAACGTAATATCTCCGTCTCTTAACGCTTCGTAAAAGTCATTAGTCGCACTTGACCCTGCATATCCGAAAGCTTCAGCTGTCATTCTAAGTGCTACAGGCATTGTTTCTTGCAGTGTTCGCCAACTCTGCATATCAGCTTTGCCAGTTGCTAGCATTTGCTGATATTGAACAAGTCCTCGACTAGCATCACCTGCACTTGCACCACTTGCCAAGAATGCATTGTTAAGTCCGAGTGTTAGATCAGTTGCATAGTTAATGTCATCAGTGATTAGTGCTAAACCTTGTGCAGTGCCAACTACTTCATCAAGTCTTGTAGGTAAACCTTCGATTCCTTCTGCAAGCCTTCGTACGCTTCGTTCTGATTGCTCTGTGCTAAACCCGACAAGTTCCATTACTCTTGGATATTGACGCATAGTATCAAAGCGACTTATAGCTTGATCTAAGCTCGCTGTGATAGCGTTAAATACACCTACAACTGCTTTAGTCGCAAGCATAGCTAGTGTCATTCCTTTAGCTGTAGAGGTAACTTTACTCGCTGATTTTTCTACTCCGCCTAATCGTCCGTCTAGTTTTCCTAATTGCTTATCATTAACTAGAACGTCTATAACTACTCTACCGTCAGCCATTGTTGCCCCCTTTCAGCCTGTATTTTTGTTTCTGCTCTCGCATGATTTGTTTCATACTCTTAGTACTTTCTGTCCATGAGCGATAACCGATAATTTCCATCAACCTTGTTTCTGTCGGCAATCCATGCAATAATGCTCTGAATTTAAGCCAGTGCAATTTACCTTGTTCGTCAATCAAATCTATTCCATAAGCTTGCATGAACGCTGAATAGATCAGTTCTGCGTCAACGTTAAAATCGATCACCTGCTCTTTGTCGGGAGTCGGTAAATCGATCACATTCCCTGCTATGTCTATTAATACTTCCTGCTCGTTATCAAGATATCGTTTCAAAATGTTAGATACGATCTTGTACTTAACTGCATACTCTAAATGCTCTAATGGATCATCAAGTAGCATNTGTAGTGCTATGTCTATTTTCATGTAGTCCGGAGTAGTCCTGTCATCAAACAAGTCCAGCAATCTTAAAATGTTGTCAAAGCTTGCATTTATCTTGTATTCTCTGTCAGCTATTCTGTAATTGTCATTTGTCAGATATTGGATTGAAAACACTTTCAGGAGTTCCTTTGATATATTTATTTATCTTTTCAGTTCTCATGTCTTGCATTAGGTTCTCCAAAATACCGTCAGCAATGTCTAATAAATAACTNANACANATAGGCATTGANGGATTAATCTTATACACTTTCTCGAATGTTCCTTCGCCCAAGATTGCATCATAAGACTTTTTAACAATTTCGATACTGTCTGAGTATTCAGCAGTATCTCCGATCTCTTTATCTAGTCCGAATACTTCATCTTTTGCTTTGAAAAAGCGGTCTATGTTTTTGTCTGTTTTGTCGAAGTGAAGTGTTAAAACTGTTTCGCCTTCTTCATCAACAAACGGTATCTCGATCTGATTCTTTTTTAACTTAATGGGTTTCATATTTACTCCATAAAAAATAGGGAGCATTTCTGCTCCCTTCTAGTATTATTTAGTTTTCTCTAATTACCCTTCGCCCGATCCGTCACCTGTTCCGCCACCTGTTCCGTCACCTGCGCCAGGCGGTTCAGGTGCTGTTACTTCAGGTTTAGAGTTTCTTGTAATTGTACAACTGAACGGTGCGTACTCTGTCGCTTGACCGCCACCGTCTATAATGTCAGATACGGTTGCTTCTCCCGTTTCAATAGTTCCGTCAGATTTCGTGACTTTAAGCATGAGCTTTCTGCCTTCGCCTGTTTCATGTCGCATTTCTACAATCAGGTTCTGTGCTTCATCAGTCAAATCTCTATATCCAGATACGTCGTATCCGTATTTAGCACCTGTGACTTCTGTCGCAACTGTACCGTCGCCGTCATAATATCCAGTTTCTTCTGTTTCATCGTTCGCTGAAACTGTTACGTCTTCAATATATTTAGCTAGTCTTAAATAACTAGGTTCGCCTGTTTCTACTATTTTCGCAATCTCGTATTTAGTGATTGCATTCTTTTTTCTTGCCATATCTTCTCCTTAAATAAATGTTCTAAAACTTGCTGTGTACGTGTAACCTTGCTCGTCCTGCTGTAAGTAAGAAGGTTCGGTGTACACTTCGCAATCTAGCTCTACTAATTTGTCTGCTATCTGCTCTAATGTTTGGATCGCTTGTATCTGATCGTCAGATTTAGCTAATATCTGAAACATTACTTCTCTACTTCTTTTGCCTTGATAATAGTTAACATTTCCGCTCGGCATGACCCTTAACGCTATTGACTTAACGTCTATAGATAATCTGCCAAGATTAATATTTGCATATAAGGTCAAGTCATTTTGTAGTCTGTTAACTAAATTCAATAAATGATCTACAACGCTCATTTGTCGTACTCCTCTATAACTATCTTCGCCCAGTCGCCTGATTTAGATTGCTTTGCGTGTTCAAACCATAAACCCCTAGCGTTTGGGTTTACATCAGTCGAAAAGTTATATTGCGGATTCCAATACAAGCGTCTTGCGTACGGAGTATTCCATATAACTTGCTTGCCTGTACTGCTGATAGTTCCGCTAGTTTCTAGTTGCCCAGTGTCCTTTGGGATATAGTAATTACTGTCCTTTAGGACGTGTTCTACTAGAACTTTTTGTGCGTTGTTTTTCCCTTTTTTGATCTTTTTTCTGATCCCGTCAAACTCACAACGAACATTCATATCAGCAACAACTCCATATGGTGTAGTTTGTGCTTGTCATAATATTTTTGTACTTCAACAATTGTCATTTCTTGATCTTCGAACTTGATCTTCCCTTGAACCTTGAAATTACAATAAGTCGACCAAACGCTATCCCAGAACATGCGTGAACGTGCTTTTTTCTGCACTCCTGTGTTGTCAACATACAACGTATCAGCAGGCTCTATTCGCACTCTTTTAACGTCTATCGGGTCAATCACTGGTTGTTGCCAACCGTCATCTTTCACGTATGGATAATATTGAACTTTGTGTATTAATAGTTCTCTTTTGATGCTCATACGTATTCAACTCCTGCGAATAAAAGTCCAGTAGGAAATAACCAATCGTACACTGCATCAGCATATCTGCTAGTATTCGCATCAGCTGCTGCTCCGTATCGACCGCCTTTGCTTTCGCTGTATGAGCCGATCGAGAATGAACCTGTGTTATCTGCAACGGCAGAAGCCGTTTCGCCTTTAATGGCTAAAAATTCAACTTGAGAACATACTGCATTCATTACACGTTTTTGATTAATTTCATTCAGTGAATCCATATCAATCATGGAACGAGTTAAACGCTCTATGTCATTATTTGCCCTTGCAATGAGTTGAGTTAGAACTGCATCAGACAGCTCTAACCCTTTATACTCATCTTTGTAATATTCTTCTGTTGCGTACATTTTAGACCTCCTTATTTTTCAGGAGTGTCTTTTGTCTCCTGCTTGGCTTTAGCTTTTGTTTTTGCCTTAGCTTTTAATTTCTTAATTTCTACTTCTGCAATTAGACCGTTTTCAAGATTTGTTTTCGCTCTTTCTACATCATCAATCTGGACAACATCTCCTTCTTGAAGAATGTTTTTTTTGTCGTTGATGTCATAAAAGGCTTTAATTACTCGATAAAGAGCCATCTATTAGTCTCCTCCCGATCCGCCACCTGGTTCGCCACCCGATCCGCCACCTGGTTCGCCACCTGGTTCGCCACCTGGTTCGCCACCTGGTTCGCCACCTGGTTCGCCACCTGGTTCGCCACCTGGTTCGTCACCTGGTTCGTCACCTGTTTCGCCAGCTGTTTCTTCCGATAAAGAAGCAGTAACAGCATTAATCTGATTTTTAGGCACGATTAAATCGTGATA